ACAGCTTACCGCCCGAAACTTTTGACATGGCTGTATTGTTATTCAACGTCTTCCCACTTTCTGTGTTCGTTCTCCCAAATGTCATTGACTGTCTGCCACAAGTCTCTTGCAAGACGTGCTGTCTGGGTGACGAATGATGTAATTCTTAATCCTAAATTTAACATTAGCCTACATATCCTATCACTTTTCCAGAGGCAAGCTTAAACCCATTCCATCTACCGAAGATTGTCATTCCCTGTGGGAAGGTTACATCATCAGTTGATGCCCCCCCATCAGTATCTATATCTGTTCCTGTTCCTGTATTATCTGGATATAATTGTTCTGATTCAGCAACGAGACCCTCAAGGTCTGATGCAAAGATTGTATCTTCTAAAAATTGGATTGCGACAAAGGCTCTTCTTAACGTTACCACAGGGTTTATGCCTGTAACAAGTATTGAGCCTGCTTGCCCAAGAGATGCGTTCTGGGTTTCCTGAACTGAATATTTATGTAAATTTGCCATTTATTTCCTTCCTCTCTAAGGATATGACTATCCGTGAATGAGACCGTTTGATATATTATTTTTTATCTAATTCTTTTTTGCTGAAAATCTTATCATAATTTTCTCGCCATTTTTTATTGGTAGGCTGGGTTCTAGGAAAACTGCCTTTGCCCTGCGTATTAATACCTAACTGCTCTCCATTGAATTTATGAACCTTGCCAGACCTTAATTGCTCCCCCAAATCTTTCATTTAGAAAGAACCTTTATATGCAATCACAGCCCCACTTGCGAGAGTGAATGCAGTCCATTGTCCAAATATTGTCATCCCCTGTGGGAACGTATTTCCATTGTCTATATCATTACCACTTCCGCTTCCAGTGGCTACAAAGGAACTACCATTTGACGTTAATGTTGTAAATGTAGAATCTTCTATAAATTGGATTGCCACAATCTTGTAGCCCGCTCTTACCGTTGTGCTATCTTCAAAGACCGCACCTGCCTGACCGAGTGCTATGTTTTGAGCTTCGCTCGTTGAATATTTTGTATAGTCTGCCATCTATTTCTTATCCTTTTTTTTAGGTTTTTTCTTAAATTTAGTTTTGAGCTTGTTTTTAATTTTGAGTAAAGGCTTTTCAACAATAGAACCCTCCGGATTTCTTCTATCTGACACTCTCACATACCCTTTAGCCTTTAAATCTTTAATTTGCTGAACCACATCTTTGTGTTCATCTTGGTCTGAAATTCTTTTAACTCTTTTATCTTTTTTGTACCAATATTGAGCCATCGTATCTCCTTACGTTTATCATTGGGGGGCGTAAACCCCCCAAATGATTACTTCAAGGTTAAGATTAGTTATTTACGAATCTGTAACCGCGTTTGTTACTTGAACTGTCAATCAGTACGCTACCGTATAGAATGTCGGCAACGACCTTTGTGCCCAGCGCATCTATCGAATATTCGCTCTGGACTCTAACGCCTTGCTGAACCGCTATAGCTGCCGCCGAGCGATGAAAAATCGCCCCGCAACAAACTGAACCACCTGTTGAAATGGTGTTGGACATATAGACATTAATTCCGTGCAATTTTCCAAAAAATCCTTTTGATGAAGCACCTTCATTCAAAACACTTGTATTACCACCAGCGTCTGCTCTCCAAAAGTATTTAGAAACACCACCAGCCGGGTCAAGAATGTCTGCCATCATAGTTGGATTAACCACTAATGCACAATCGCCATCCATATAGGGAACATCATTCTCACCTAAACTGGCTAATGCCGCTTGCCAATCAGAAGCTTGAAGATTATCATCGCCACTACCTAATGCTACACTCACATTCAGACCATCAAGGTCATCCCAAATGTCCGCATCAAGCTGTCGTGCTAAAGCTTCACCAAACATTTTGGTGTATTTAGAAACCAAGTCAGCTTCAGATTGAACCATAAGCACATCTTCAAACAACATAGCATTATAATAATGGTCTGTTATTGTAAGTGAGCTTTCCGTTGTTGCAGTTGCATCATAAGTAACTAATGTATCAGCAGATTTAGATGTTGCTGTATTTAAGTCAATTTGAGGTATGTGAATCGTATCACCATATCCTTTGCCCTTGAGTAATGCGGAATAATCTTCAACTAAACCTCGGAAGACCGTTCCTCTTTCAAAATATCTGTAGATGCCGTCAGCCCAAATCTCTGGTACAAAATCGTCTGCACTTGAGACTGTATGAGCAGCACCTAACATTCCACCTGTTATTGCCATTTTTTATCTCCTAAAATTAAATTATTTTCTCATATAGGTCTGCAAAATTTTGTTCCAATTGGCTCTTCGTTTATCAGCTGGCATATTAACCCAATCTTCTTGGGTTTCATCCTCGCTGAGCGCCCCCGGAACATCAGGAACATTCTTACGTTGTTCCTTTGAGAATTTTGCGACTAACATTTCTAATTGTATAAGAGGGAGGTCTCCGAATGCCTTTTTATCATCTTCCGATAATTCAGAGGTTAGCATATCTCTACGCAACCCTTGGTATTCGCTCCTATCTTTGTTTTCTTGAGAAAGTTTTTCAATATCCCTGTCTTTTTCAACAATCAACTCCTGATATCTACCTTCTTCTTGGAGTTTTTTCTGTCTTATAGATTCTTGTTCTTTTACAAGTCCGTTAAACTTATTCTCAAGCTCCCTGTATTTACCTACTTGTTCGCTAAATCTGCTATAGGGCACAGGATTGTTTGGTACATTTTCTGTAGCTTTAGTGCTATTACTTTTTACGTCTTTACCGACTTCAGATTCTTTTACATCGCTCTGTCCGATGGACGCCGTTTCAACCTCTTTTATTGAGCTGGACATTTTTACCTCTTTTGTTGAGTCAGAATATCATTATTATATTTTACAATTTGTGATTGCAAAATAGTCATAATGAAGTTTAAATTAAATAAACTATATTCTGCAACCGCAATTTTGAAAAAAATTAATTAATGCAAAATGGAACTGGTGAAGACCTTGGCTTTAAAAAGAAATGGTTCGAATACATTGGATACGAACCGCACGAAGGGCAAAGGTTACTTCATTTTCCAGATAAACAAACAGCTTCTTTCTTTGTTTGTATATGTGGACGACGTTATGGCAAAACTACTGCAGCCTATAGAGAGGCAGAGTTCTATGCTGCACAGCCAAATAAAAAGATATGGCTTGTAGGTCTTTCCTACAAAAAATCTCGGCTTATGTTCCGAGAAATATGGAAAGATATGGTCATTGGTCATGATGATGATATTAAATCAGCTTCAGAAAAAGAACAGCATATAGAATTCAAATGGGGAAGCATGGTTTCGGGAATGTCGGCAGACAATCCGAATTCTCTTGTCGGAGAAGGTTTGGATTTGTTAATAGTAGACGAAGCTGCGAAAATGTCAAGAAAAATATGGGATATGTATTTATCGCCAACATTGTCAGATAGAAAGGGTAAGGCTATTTTTATTTCAACCCCGGAAGGTTATAATTGGTTATACGATTTATACCTTCTTGGAAAAACAGATGAACAATGGCATTCGATGAGATTCCCTTCTTGGGTGAACAATCACGCATTCCCATCGGGAAAGAATGATAATTTTATACTTGAAAGAAAAAGAAACCTTGCTAAAGAAGTTTTTGAACAGGAATATGCTGGCGAATTCTCAACCTTTGAAGGAAAAGTATATCCGTTTAATAGAGAGATTGATTCGGGCGATTTTCCGTTTGTTCCAGAACGACCAACATATTGTTCAATTGACTTTGGATACAGGATGCCGTCGGTATTATGGTTTCAAACATATACTCAAGGTGGAATAGTGCATATTAACATTATTGATGAAATAGTACATCAAAGAAATATCCCCACAGAGAAACTTGCAAAGAAAATTTTAGAAAGAGAATACCCCATATATACTTTTTACGGTGACCCGTCCGGCGTGTCTGTTCAGGGACAGAGTGGATTAGGAGATATAGAAATCTTCCGCAGGTCTGGGGTATACGTTCGCTATTTAAAAGACAGATTAAGTCGCAACATAGCATCTGGGGTTGCGTATGCAAGAGGATTTTTTGAAAGTGCGGACGGATTAAGAAGAATCCACATTGATAAAAAATGCACAGGGGTTATGGAGGATTTTGAGAATTATCGGTATCCCGCTGAAGCAGAAGGGAAAAGCTTATCTCTTGACCCTATAAAAGATGGATACCACGACCATTCAGCAGATGCGTTTAGGTATTTCATAGTGAATAGGTTTCCAATAAGACGAAGAGGTATTAATAAAATTAAAAGGTAAGGATTATGGCTAATATAGCAGAAGAAATTGTAAAAAATTCATTAAAAGAACTCAAACAGACGCAGGCAAGGGCAAGAAGGAATGAAGTTCGTAAAATGCTTAATTATTATACAGGGACATCAACCTCTGAATATATAAAGAAGTATTTTAATGCAGATTCCTTTAGAGAGATTCCGCATTATGAGGCTAACTTCACAAAAAAGTTTGTGAATAAAATTTCTAGAATCTACACAGTAGGTGCTAATAGAAATGTAAATAAAAGGTATGATTCATTGACCAGCATTAAAGATGTAAGAATGAAACATATCGAAAGGATGACCCGGCTTATTGGCTCTATTGCCTTGAGAATTATGTGGGTAACGGATGAAAACGGTGAAAATCCAATGTTTGATTATCGTCCAATATATTATTTTGACCCGTATTTCGGTTCAGACCCATTCAATCCTACTGCAATCGTTTACCCCATGAACTTACCTGTAAATGATTTAAGTTCAACAGAAAAATTAAAATATTGTTATTGGGATTCAGAGGTTTTTCGTATTGTTGATGAAAATGGTAATACTTTACAGAATACAGAACACGGGTACGGTGTTTTGCCGTTTGTATTCCTTCATCGTGAAAATCAGATTGATTCTTTCTATGTTGAAGGCAGTCAGGACATCGTGAGCGCAAATGAACACGTTAATATAGCAATGACAGAAATGCAACTAGGATTAAGGTTTCAAATGTTTGGGCAGCCTTGGACAAATTTAGATTCAGACAAACCAGTTACAAGAACAGGTTCAGACGAGATTCTAATGTTAGGCGATGGAGGTCAGTTTAATATTGCATCTCCACAGGGCAGTATCAACTCTGTAATAGAAAATATAAAATTCCAGATAGAGATGATAGCACAAAATCATCATCTATGGGTTACTTGGTCAGAACAGGGTGGAGAAGTACCGTCTGGAATCAGCCTAATGATTAAAGACCTTGAAAGACATGAGGATTTTATAGACGATATTGAATTATGGCGTTTATATGAAAAACAGATATACAAAAAAGAACAGTCAATTGCCGATTTCAACTTTATGAGCCTACCTGATAAATTTGCAGTAGATTTTAATGAGGTTGAATATCCGATGACAGTACAGGATAGGATTCTGCTTGACGAGTTTGGATTGAAGCACAATCTTATGACGGAAGCAAAAATGATGGTCAGGGACAATAAAGACCTGTCCATAGAACAGGCGCAGAAAATAATAGAAGATAACAAGGAAGTAAATGAGCAATCCATTAATAGAGGACTCTTTTCTACGCTACGTCAAGAAACTTAACGAACTTAACGATATTGAAATATCTCTAGATGGTAATATCGAAGATATTATGGATAACCCGGAAGAGTGGGCGGAACAGCAAGTCGAGAAACTCATATCGGATAATTTAGGAGTTCTTTTAGAAGCCAAAGAAATGGGAAAGGAGTTTGCAGATGCCTTACAGGACGAGCGGTAAAATAACATTTATGCCAGAAAAGCTGGTAGAAGGTATGATTCGTGAAATAAAAAGACACACAAAAGAAGCCGCATTGTTAAATGCAGAAATGTGTAGAAAAAGTATAGATAATCAGAAACAAGTTGTAACCGGGGGAAACTACGCAAGCCTAGAGGAATCAACAATAGACATTAGACGCGCAAGGGGAATATCTGGGTCAAAACCGCTTATAGCAACTGGAAATCTATATAATAGCATACAGGTTATCCCCGATGATGACGGATACTCTGTTGTTGTTGTTGAATATGGGGAATATCAAAACGAAGGGTTTATTCCTGACAAGATTCCAGTAAAGTCTAATTCAGCAAAAAAAAGATATGCTTTTGTTCCGAATGTTAACGATATACCCGTCCCCTCAAGGAATTTTTTTGATACCCCAAAAGCGTTTTTTAAAAGAAAAGAATATAAAAATCTATTAAAGGGTTTCGAGGAAAGAATGAAAAAAGAAACTAATAAAGGAAAAGTTGTAAGGATTAGGTAATGCCAGATGAAAAAAGAAGAAAAGTTGATATTGGTGAATTTGATGCGAAAGATAGAGAAATTGTTAAGTGGGTTGCTCAAGTCCTCGGATATGATGTCTCAATCTTCGGACAAAGAATTAGACAGCAAATTAAGGGACTTACAAGAGCTGGAGTTTCAAAACAATCAATTGCTCGGCTTCTTGATTCAGACTTTAAATCCTATGGGAGAATCTTTGGAGAGTATGCCAATTCCATTAAGCGAGGATTTGTGGGAGGAATTATGCAAATATCACGTAGAGAACTCAAAATGGGGGATGACGTAAGTTACAGATGGGTTGTTGCACAGGGAGTGAAGAATTGCCCTGATTGTTTAGGCAGGGCTGGCGAGGTTGACACTTGGGATGGATGGATTTCAAGGGGAATGCCTGCAACTGGATGGTCAGTCTGTAAACAAAATTGTTATTGTCAGGTAATCCCTGTGGATACGGATATTGACGATATTATTAAGGTTAAATAATACTATAATTCCTTACTCCGCCCTCTCTCTCTTCTCAAGTTCCTCTATCCAAGCAACCCGTACGCTCTTATTAGCCCTTCCCTGCGGAAGCTGGTCAAGACCGACATCTTCTGCTCTTTTTCTTAAAGCATACCGTTCCCTTTTTTTCTTTAGATATTCTATTTTCTTTTGCTCTGCCCCAATTGACTGTTTTAATTCTTTTTTCTCTCTTCGCTCTCTTGAGCGCGGATAATCATTTGATTCATCCCTCTCTGTCATCTCCATATTCGTTTCCATGACCTGAAAATCAGCCTCAATGGCATCAATCTTTTCTTTCTCAATTATTTTCCCATCAGAATTACTCGATTTAAGGAATTTATCAAAAGGGGAATCTATTGATATATTGACATTCTTAATTAATTTCCCAGAATGCTCTAACACTAACCTTCCAGCTTGAACATTTCCAGCACAGGCTTCCCGAACCATTGCATTAAGAACCGAGGGAAGTTCAGCCCCAAATTGAACCATGTATTTATCATAAATTGCCTCAACAAACAATGGGTCTTTACGCCATTGCTTAATTGTATCCTTATGAACACCGACAACCTCGGCAACATCCACATACCTCATGGATGGATTATTTGCAAAGCATTCTGCAGCTACCATTTTTTTTGGATTTAACTTTAAAAGTTTATTACTCATACCATTCCTCAAAAATACGATTTAGGATTTAATACCCACCACGTAAATAGTTTCAATTTTATAATCCCAAGAATAGCTATCTTCAACAATAAGTGCATTTAGGGGAAATAAAAAAGCGGTTGATGAAACGTGGTTCGCTATAGTAAACTCAAGTGTACTGTAGAAACCATTTAGTAGGTTTTAATCATTACGGTACAATATACCTCGTATCAACTCTGTCTTATTTATGTCTTTTTAGTTATCAATTTTAGTTACCAATTTTAGTTATCAGTCCCCCTAATTTATAATCAAATGGACATTCCTTCAAGCATTTTTCCCGAAATCTTACTTTGGACATTCGTATTTTATACTTTGAGAGGTGTGGGTATACACAACCCATATAAGAAAAAAATCCGCCCTCCCCCCCCGGTAACTTGGGAGGCGAGGGCTTTTTGCTGTTGGTGAGAGAGGTGTTTGGGTGCTTACTACCCGGC